TAAGTCAGGATTGTTATCATTAGGTGTATTTCCCAGAGACATAATCCAACTGTTGGCATATGTTTCTGTTGGGTCTATATAAAACCATCCTCCTACAGTATACTCACCTGTATCAGTTAGTCTAGTTTTAAAACTGGTACTTAGATATTCACCCAACGAGCTGTCAACAAAATTACCATTGTCTATGTAACCTGTGGAATTAATGTAACCTACAGTAGAAACTAAATCCTCAGAACCTTGTTCATCTAATAGAGGACTTCCTGCATCCATCTTGTAATAACTTAGTAGATCTGTTTCTATGTCACTCTCTTGATATATTATTTCTTGTATATCTGTATTAGTTAATATTCTATCATATACTCTGATATTTTTTAAATTACCTCTAAAATGATTATTGTTCGAATTACCTCCAAATATGTTCCCTATAGCGAAAAAACTTCCTGTATCGCCCATCGATAAAGAAATTGTGTTTATATATCCACCATTTAAGTATAATTTAATTGTATCAATAACGGAATCCCAAATCACAACTGCGTGATACCAAACATCTTGCTTTAAAATTATGCTTGATAATGGAGCTTGTGTATTATAAGAATCGAAATTCAATGTATTTGAACTGCTTAGCCCTAAAGCCCTCATATTCCCACTAGTTGTATCTCCGTAGCTAAATAACAAAGAGGTTGTATCTTGTGTGGCTGTAGATTTAAACCATAGACTTACACTTCCTTTTTCATTAGCTCCTGTCATGTTTCCAGAATATTCAGCTCTGTCATCTTCTGTAATTTCAGTAAGAGACTCATAGCAATTATTAGCTATTCCTAACCTATCTTCCCCAAATCCACCATTCACTATAGTGTCTAGTGTGTAGCTACCAGATTCATCTACGTAGTTGTTCTCTAGTTTATAATAAGCAAGATAATCATTTATAGCCATTATCTATCAACTCGGCTCGGAGAACTGGAATTATAAACGAAAAAAGTTGTTTTTTTCATACTTTTATTAGTTTGCTCACTTGCTCTTAAAATTTGGTTTTGATTCTCTATGTCTAACAAGTTGTCGAGATCTTTTCTTTTGTCTTCTGCTATTTCTTCTCTTTCTATTTTTTGATACAATCTATAAGTAGTATATAACTCTTTCATTATGATCATTGCACTATCTTCAATAGCCTCTATGTTAAGAACTTTTAATTTTATATATCCTTCGCAAATTTCATTCATATCAATAACTTTTTGATCAAGCGTAGCACTATCTATTCTTAATAAATTTTCTAAAGTATTTCTTTGTGGTCCTTCCAAGTAACTACTATCTATTTGTATTATTGCCATATCATACCCCCTTTAAAAAAAGAAGGGGCTTTATACCCCTTGATATTATGATTTTGTTATAGTATAAGTTCTTAATGATTCTGGATCTGTTATAATTGGCAAAAATCCACTTTTTCCAAATAATTCTGCTGTTGCTTGTTTTTTAGATGCTACCTCAATATCAGCAAAATAATCTGCTGCTAATATGTCAGGTGTTCCACTAGCATTTACAATTTCTATCCCAGCATAAGCAATCCCTAGTTTTGCAGTATCTACTAATTTAATGTCCATAGCTCCCATTAAATCTTCTCCTCTTTCATCTACAGCAATCTCAGCCTCTTCAAATACTCTGTTAAGCATAGAACCAACTATCATGGCGTCTGTATTGGCACTAAAATTAGCTATGTTTTGATTATAAGCATCTCTTGCACCTTGAAATTCATCATCTGTTAAAAGTTTTTCTGCAAGTGTATGACCTACCAAAATTCTCAAAGTTACAGGTAAAGATCCGTTTGCTTTTCTATAATCTCTTAAAATATCATGGAAAATTTTAGTTATAGAATCTGTATCCCAATCTTTTGTAACAGTAGCGGGAATACCAAAGTCATACTTGTTTAATCCATCGGAAAAAGTCACAGTTCCGCTATTCACCAGTTGAGCCGACATTAAATTCATTCTTTGTACAATAGATTCTTTAACCATAGACATTTTATCTTGAACTAATGCTGCTGATGTTTTTACTGGAACACCATCTAATAATACTTCTGTTTCTCCACTTTGCATTTCTTGCAATTCTCTTGCTGATAAATTAATAGATGCCTCTATTACCCCTGCATCAATTGTAACTCTTACCCATCCATTACCTAATAATTTAACTCCGTTACCACCTTTTTTCTTAAGTGCTGCCATTTTGATTTTTCCAACTTTCATATCAAACGAAATTTTATTTGATTTAGTTGGCGATAAAACCCTTCCTTTTTTTACCATATCTAACCAAGGTGTTGCTGAGTACGGCGTTGATTTTGCTATTTCTCCATAAAAAACTATTTGTTCTTTAGTTAATTGTTTTTCTAAAATTGTCATTGTGCCTCCCTTTTTATTTACAGTTTACGTTGTAACCTTCAGTAGAGCCTTCTAAAAATATCCCTGATCTTTCCATAGTTTGTATACCTTCTTCATCGTCAACTGTCACTGGTACTGAACTAGCCGTGAATGATACCGTTCCATCATCAGTATATGATCCTGCTGCTAATTCTGCTACTGATAAATCAACATATTCATACGTTGTTCCTGCGTCGTCCGTTCTCCATAGCCTAGCCGAAGTAACGTCAATTGGTAATTCAAATGTAATTGTTATTGATAAATTTGGTGTTGCTGTTAACTCTTCATCTGCTGTTCCTACTGCGAATAACCCAGCTTTGTTAGCTCCTTGAATTTTGTAATTGTAAGTAGTGGCATCTGTTAATGATCCTGCTGCTGCATTTAATGCTGTTACTGCTGCAAATCCTGATAAACCATTCAAAACATCAATTCCTACTAATTCATCTTTTGGTATTCTACCAAGCTTTAACATTGCTACAGCTACATCTGAACTCGTTGCGTCTCCGCCTTCTTTTGCCACCGAAACAACTATTTCTGTTCCGTCACTTGCTCCATCTACATATTTAACCATTTTACCTGTTGCAAAATCCATTGCGAATACTTGTCCTCTTAAAAATACCCCTACACCCGATTTAACAGTTTCTGATCTAGCAAACTTTTCAAACCAAGGTTCTATATTTTCATACTGCTCTTTTGATAATAAGTTCATCGTTTATTCCTCCCTTATGATTTTTTTATTGCATCTAATGTTGCATAAATGCCTTTGTCTGATTTTTCTCCAAATTCAGTTCTTTCTGTCAATTCTTTTTTATCAATCATTTTTTTCTCTGAAAATTCAATTAACATATCTAAATTTGATTTAACAACTTTTGTTTGAACTCCTTCTGCAAATTCAATTTTTTCAACAGGATCATTACTTGCTGTTTCTAACAACTCTCTAAATTCAGCTTTTTCAGCTGGTGTGATCTTCATTTCTTTTTCAGCTTTTTCTATTGCAGCATCAATCTTTGCTTTCTTTTCACTTTCTACAAATTCAGATTTATTTTCAGCTTTTATTTCTGCTGTGATCCTTGTTCTCATTTCTTCTTCTGTTTCAATTTTAGTTACCACTTTTTCTTTTACCTCCAAATCTGTTCCTTCTGAGAATTGATATACTATTTTTTCCATAGCCTCTTTATCATTTTTGTCAATTTTTATATTTTTAACAACTTCTAAAATTTCTGCTGTTGTTGCAGTTCCTAGAAAAGTTATTACTTCTTCTATAGTCATATTACCACCTCCTAGTTCAGCAAATTCTACACTTAGCACGTTCCCTTCTAATTCAGAAAAGTTTAAAGTATTAATATCTCCTAAATCTTTACACTCTGGTATTTCGGCTCCTAACATTGCTACAGCTGTTATTCTACCTTTACCGTCTATTTCTACACTTTTACCTGTTATTGCTCCGCTTTTTATAAACTTGTCTGACCATTCTTTGCTTTCAAATTCAGCTGTGATATAATCTCCTTCAATTTTCATATCCTTAAACTCAGCTGCACGTGGTATAATTGGAATAGCTTTGCCTTTGTAACTGCTCGAATGATTGAAAATTCCAGCAACTCCACCGAGTTCAATTAATTTCTTAGCTTTTTCAGGAGAACTCCAATCTCCACGATTATTTTTTAAAGTAAAAATTTTCTCTCTCATATTTTCACCTCCTTAAAATGTTTTAACTATCTTTTTTTGTTTTTGAACATATATATTAATTTGATTGCCATATTTAGTAATTTGTCTTTTACTGAATCCGAGATAGGCACGAGCTGGTATATCTCCCCAGGGAACAACGTGTTTACCTTTACCTAAAGATCCTTGTTTAGCTCCAAATTGCATCGTTTTAGCTTGTTTAGCGTTAGTACCTACAACTGCTTCGTTTTTAGTACTAACCCTTGTTATACTGGATTTAAAAATACCTGTGTCTTGCATTACTTTCGAACTACCTTTTCTTCTTCTTGAAACAGTAACTGGACTAAGTTTGGTCCACTTTTTACCTTGTGGATCTTCTTCTTTTCTAAATCTCAATTGAACTTCTTTCTCCATATCGGCTGCAATCAATTTTATAACAACACTTGGATCAAATGGTGGTGGTGTTTCAAATCTTTCAAGTTTAATGCTCTTGCCAGCCATTAGGACAACTCTTTAATTTTCTTTTGATTACTATCTACTTGCTTTTGTTTTTCCTTCTCTATCTTTTCATAATTTTTAGTTAATTTAGCTGGGTTGCCTTTAAAAGTTCCTATATCAGACAAGTCACTTTGTACTGTCTTACTAACTTTTATGCCTTCCTCGTCTATTTCAGACTTTGATAGTGCAATTACGGTTGATCTTTCGTTGAAATGGTTAGGTGGATAATAACTATTCCAGAACGGATCATTTGACTTGTATACCGAGTCAGCCAATTGACTACATATATCAGTCCTTCTACCATCATTGATTGTATCATACAACCAATAACCATATTCGTTAGATGTTTCTGTTTGTCTTAAATACCTACTAGCATTATAGCTTGATTGGTTATTAGTTCTATATACTGTTTCCCAATAATAAGCATTTTCATCAAGTCCTACATTTTCTATTCCTTCTTTCAGAAAGTCTTTTAAAGTCCCACCTTCTTCAAGAGTTTTTATTAAACCAGCTTGAATTTTTTTAGTTACCTCTAAATCAGTTGTTTTTTTAATCCAAAACGTTTGTGATATAACTTCATCTGTTATTTTATCTATATTTGAAAATAATTGTGGGTTTTTATCTCCAAAATATCTAATTGCCTCTTGGTCTGCTAAACTAAACGGATCGATTTCATCTGCAAACTCAGCCGCAGTTATGTTATTAACTGAATCTACATCATCGAATCCTTGCATAGACGAAACTAACAACGAATTTGAAAGCGATACTGGTAAAACTCCACTAATTTTCAATATATCATCAATAGTTTTTATTTTATTAAATTGTTCTTTATACACATTATATAAATCAGTCATAACATTTTGAGAATGACTGTTCATGTTTTTGTTGTACTTGTTTTCTACAGTTTTATTTTTTATTTTTTTTTTAGTCACAGTAGACTGCTTGCCTTCTGCGAACTCTCTATCTGTAAATGTTATTGAAGGCATAACCCTCGTTGTTAATAAATCCCCACTATACCCTAGCTCGGTTTCTATCAATTCAACACTAATGTCATAGCCCATTTCGTATACCTTAGTTAGATTATCAGCCTTCTTAGACTTCAATTCTTCATTTGCAAATTCATCTGCATCAGTTTCTAACTCAATATAAAAGTCTTTTCCATCAAACCCATGAAGAATCCCAAGAACATTTATTATATTCTGAAAATTATCTCTAAAAAACTTCTCATCTGCTTTTACAATGTCGCCCCTAACTTCATAAGCAACTTTTGATTCTGCATAAGACCCCGTTGAGCTTGTATTCTCTGTATTACTCCCTAATATAACCTTATTAACGGTCCTTGATATTCTTTCTAAGATATTCTCGTGTATATCAGTTTTTAACTTATCTAATGTAATAAATCCAAAAGTTTTATCGAATCCACCTTCTGATAAGCTGTCATTTGGTTGCATTATCACTTGATCTTCTTCACTCGAACTGATTTCCTTTATAACTTCGGCTTGCTCTTGCACTGTTGCAGGGTCTAAAGTGCTGTCGAATGTATACCAGGGTATTATGTTTGCATATTTTTTAATTACATTCATTTCTCCATTTTCAACGTCTCTTTTCATTACCAAAAGTTTGAATAAAGGTTCAAGTTCTGATCTACCACCAGGGTAATCAAAGCCACCTTCATTAACACAAACTGTCCATTTAGCAGGGTCAAGATAATCATCAAAACTACTTAAAGAACCCGAAGTCATCCACCATTTGGCTTTATTGTCCCAATTAAAATACCTCTTAGGGACTCTTATAGTTTCTTTCACTGAAAAGTCTTGATTAAATATAGTTTCGTTGAACGTTCTATAATAAAATCTAGCATATACAAAATCCCTTATAGTCTCAACCATGTTTACATCCGACAATAAACCTTCTACCTTCTTAGAAGTTGTCTCGTTGCCTGTTAGAGACTTTATAACCCAATCTCTACCTTGTAGTGTCAACATTCTTGTTTTAACTGCCGCTGCAACATCATCATCACAAAATATTAATTCGTCAATTAAAGCATCAGATGAATCTTCTAATAATATACCAGAATAACTCCAATTACTCATAATATAATTCACAACACTATCCGCTTGATTTTCTCTAAGTTTAGCTTTATCAATTACTAAATCCATTATTTTTTCACCCCCTTTTTTCTATAGCTCCTGTTATTGCGTCTTGCATATCATCATTTGCGTTCTTACCTTCTTTTCCATATCTAGTCATACTATCGTATACCTCAGGGTACATATGTTCCCAATCTATTGGAAAGTGGACATATTCTTGAACTAGGTTACTATTTGCAAATATCCTAGTTATTTTATTCTTTTTCTGAAATAACCATCTTACAGCAGTCTTTCTGTGATTTTGTCCATGTAGCCCATCTCTAACTTGTTTAGCTATTATTTTACCTGCACTATTGCTTTCAAACATTGCAACAGTAGTACCATTTTTAATTATCTTGTCTTGCATGTTTTTGATGTTAGTTTCTGCATCTTCTTTACTGTATAAAAAATCTGTTATATAAATGTTACCTCTATTCTCGATATAAAATACAGCTGCAAAGTAATCTCCTCCACCATCGGCAGTATCAACGTAGCACTTCTTTTTACACCTATCAAGACTAACACCATTAAACATTGATTCGGTATACATCTTAAGTTTACCATACATAAGTCCTTCTTGTGGTAAAGGATCTCCTTGATATAGAGAGTTGAATATTATAGCACTCTTCTCTTTCAATATCATTAATTTTGATAGTTTATGTTTATCAGCCCATAAAGGATCGCCTTTTTTTCTCGGATCACAACTTATATTTGTTTTTTCTTTTACAGCCTCAATATTAATATATCTCATTTTTTTGTTCTTATAAAATTCTTTTAATTCTCCTGCTAAGTCTTCTTCGTGCCATCTAGTGAATAGTAAAATTATTTTTGATTTATTATGTAACCTTGTAAAAGCTACCGACCAAAACCAGTTACTTATCTTCTTTCTATACCCACTGCTCCACCCTTCTTCGGGGTTTTTGTATATATCATCTATAATGAGTAAATCTATAGTTTTTGATGTTAATGGTCCGCCTGCTCCTACTGAAATTAAATATCCTTTTTCACTTGTATGAAACTCGTATGAGTTCGCTTTAAGCTCGTTTTTTTTAATACTACCTACTCCTGCTATTTCAGTCTTAGGAAAAATTTCTCTATATTCATCACTAGCTATTATTTTTTTAACGTCATCATTGAACCCACTAGCGATATCTTTTGCATATGATACAACACCTATTTTTGTTTTAGGATTCTTTCCCAGTACGTAAGCCGGTGTTCTTCTAGTTGAAATTTCACTCTTACCATGTTGTGGTGGTGCTGTTAATACAAGCAAGTCATCGTCAGAACCTAAAAAACTCTCAATCTCATCACAAATATATTCATGAAACCATTGTGCATCATAATCTTTTTTAGTCGTGGTTATGAAAACGTTAAGATTGTTTCTTGATTTTCTTATTTTTCTTTCTCTTTTCTGTTTTTTTAGTTCTTCTATCTTCTTAAGTTTTTCTATTTTCTCTTTTCTAGTCATTATATATCATCTTCAATATATTGTTGCCTATTTTATAAAAGCATCTTTTACCTATTTGGTGTAATTTAACTGAAAATTTCATTATTACACCTCCTTTAACTCTTTTTCCTTTTCTTCTATTTGTTTGTCTAGTTCATCATCTGTTAAGTCTTCGTAATCTTTCTTTTCCGTTACTTCTAATTTGTCTCCAAACATCCCTAAATGCTTTCCTAATAATTGAATAGACGCCATTTTGTCGTGTATCGTTAACTCTATTCCGTTAGCTCCTTGCTTTATTGATTTTATAACACCTTTTTTTTCCTTTGGTATTTCACTTGAGTTTTTAATGATAACTTTCTGACTCGTTACACCTAATTTTTCCATCATTTCTTTTGTTTCTTCGTCAAAGTTTTCTGCACCTTTTCCTATTTCTATAAAATCACCTATATCTGAAAAGGCTATTTTTACAAGTTCTTGAATTATCATATCTTGTGTTACCTCTGATCTTTTTACAGCTTTATTCATTAAATTGTTATATCTCTCTTGCACCTCGCTTCTCTTAGACACCATGTAAGCATTGTTATTAATGGTCTTCTCACTCATTTTGTTGCAAGCGTAGTTTCTTCTATAAGCTTCTGTTTTACAACTTGTTTCTATCCAATCAAGGACAAATCCTTCTTCTTTTGTAGTTAGGTTTCTACTCATGTTCTTCACCTTCTATGATAGTCTTTTCCCATTTGTCAAAGTCGTTCCCAAAAGACTTAACATCATCATAAAAGTTTTTATAAAACAAAGCTAACTGCTCATCTATAGTTATACAAGTGTTTTCACATCTTGGATTGGTATTCATGTTAGCACTTGATTCTATAACGAAATCGAATTTATCTCCAAATCCACTCATTACTTTGCTGTGGTTCTTGAATATACAAACTCTCCCACCGAACTTAATACATAATTTCACTAAAGCATCATATACCCCTCTATAACCACCTTTGAAAATTTCCCCTACATAGAAGTCTATTTTTTTTATATACCCTTTTTCTAGCCACTCATATAACTCTGAAGCGTCCTTCTCGTTCATTACCCATGTCGATATAACCAAATAACTTATCTTTTGTTGTTTCACTATAAATCTTAAATAAGATAAACTATCTATATCTCCAAAACTAATCACGTGATAACTGTTTCCTTTCTCTAAGTGCCAATCTAAAATATTATTCAGAACTTCTTCGTTATTTATTTTCCTAAAAAAATGATTCCCTCTGGTTGTAAAAAGTTGGGCTTGTTTATCTTGTATCTTTTTTTCATCTTTTTCTTTCATATACTTTTCTAAAGCTTTCTTTTCTTTTAATGTCATTTTTACCATCTTCTTTCTATATATTAAACATTTTATCTTTATAACAAACTTACATCTATCGAAACTTTATTTTCTCTCTCTATAGCTCTTATAGTCATTTCTTCACAAATGTTAGGTCTCGTCTGCCTCAAGAATGTGCTTCCTCTCCTAAATATATTGTTTTTTTTCATCAGCTTCTGTAACTCTATCTTCGTTGTTATTTCTTTCCTTTCTTCTAACCTATGAAAACTACTTTCTGAGAATGTTAATCCTCTACAAGTATATTCAACCTCTTCTGAACCTTCCACTAATTCTACATTCAATGTCTTTCCGCTTACTCCTCTTATTTTTCTTATTTCTTCACTCGTTAAACTTTCTTTAATACCTAGATATAAAAATAATACTCTCTGAAAATCCTTGAACACTCCTATCCTTTTCATTCCATCACCCCTTTAACTATAAAAAACGCTCTACTATATGAATTATCATTAGCACAGCGAGTGTTTATATTACGACCTTTTTTATATTGGATATTCGTTCTATTCAATCTGACCAACTCCTTTTTTAAGTTGATATATTAAATAACGTTTATTTTACTTCATGTTATATTGTACCATACAACTAATGTAATTGTCAAATAAAAAAGACCCCTTAAAGGATCTTTTTTATTTGTATCAGTGGACTTTTATTTTCACTTGCCTAACATTACTATTTCTACTCTTTTCATTAAGCTTCTTTTTTATTTTTTTTCTTATCATATTTAAATAACATTATCCTGGTATTTATCTTAATTCTATCAAATATATTTTTTTATCCATTTAAATCATTTTCTTTTATCATCCCGTACAGTCCATTCGCAATGCCATCGACTATTGATTCCACTATTATAATTCCAAAATCAACAGACGTTAAGCCTGTCTGTAATCCGGAATTATCCATAATAGCATGTAAAACTTCATGTAATAAAGTCGCTTTTTGTTGTTCAACAGACGTGTTAGAACTTATAGTTATTGTTAACTTATTATAATCTATACAACCATATATTTCAATTTTTTCATCGTAGTTTATTTTGTAAACGCTAGGTCCTATTTTAATTTCCTTTAACATCATTAACTTTTCTATCATTTTTATTCCTCCTTTTAACCTATAGACGTATCTTTTACTATAGACGACTTGAAATGTGTATCACGAACACGGCTCACCTTTTGTTTGCAGCTTGGACACATAGTAGTTATACAAAGCCCTCTTTTATCAATTTCTGACTTTATAATATTTTTACATCCTGTTTGTCTGCACTCTCTTTCTTTGTATCCATAAAAATTAAAATCACTTTCGCTTTTTTTACCTCCAGGATTACACTTTTTATTTTTAAGTTTTTCACTAATTATATTTTCTAAAGTTTTAAGCTCTTCGTCGGTATAAAAAAATCTTAAACCTTTTTTTGTTCCTAAATTATTTTTTCTAGCGAATGTATTTAAAGCACTATTAGTGTAGCCACGATAATCTATATCTTTTAATACTCTCATTTTTTTATCACTCCCTTAAATTAATTTAAATGCTTTCAATTTATAACATTTTTAGAAAGGAAAGTCGTCTTCATCTTCAACAACTACTTCTTTTTTAGGAGCTTGAGCAATAGGAGTTGAATTATTTGATTGTGATCCTCCACCTGTTGAAGATCCTCATTTACTCTCTAAAAACTCTAAACTCCCTACATGAATTTCAACATTTTTTCTTTTTTGTTTATCTTCTGTTTCATACGTTGAAACTCTAATACTACCTTGAACTCCAACTCTATTTCCTTTTCTCAAGTATTCTCCTGAAAGTTCAGCAGTTTTCCCCCAAGCTGTACAGTTAATAAAGTCTGTTTCGTCTCTCTTAAACTGTCTTGTTACTGCTACAGTGAACTTTGATAATGTTGTTCCTGATTGTGTATGCCTAACCTCTGGATCTGCCGTTAATCTTCCTATTATCACTACGTTGTTAATATTAATCACTCTCCTTTTTTTTATTATCTAGAAAATCCTGTAACAATAGGTGACTGTAATCAACCACTTTTTCCAAGTCTTTCTCATCTTGGTCTTTTTCCCTCATAAGATACTTTATAAGAGATCCTAACATGAAACCTTCATATACACTAACTTTCCTACTAGAAGCCTTCATAACAGAAAATGGATCTATTCCAGACTCGTTATTATATTGTTCTTGTGTTTTCCTACTTTCCATAAACTCTTGATGAAGCTTTTTTAATGAACTTTTTTCTTGGATATGTTCTTTTTTCATTTTTTTAAAGTTCTCTTCTAAAGATAAAAAACAAGCAACCTCATTTAATTTATCACCTCTACAATACCTTGATAAAAAATCATTTTGACTTACACCAATAGCCTTATTCCTCATATAGAAAGCACAATTTTCACACAATTTACTAGAAACCGTGGAACAATCTTTCTCTCTTTTTATTTCTTTGAAAATTTCAAAATCTTCTCTTTTCATTTGGTCCCACCTTTCTTCAAGTTTTTTTATATGCTTTGAATTACTCAAACACATTTTTTCTCTCTTAATTCGCCCGTTATCCTCTTTTTCTGCCATTACAGTATCAATTAACCCATACGTCGATTGGATCAAGTCCCAACATTCAGAAACTAAATGGTCTGGATCTTCTGGGTTTTTAGCAGCATCTAAAACTTCTTGGTACTCTTCTTTTACTTTTTCTAATTGTTCAGATGGTGTTAGTTTTTTATAAATATCAAGTTCAGCAACTTCAATATATTTAGTTTTCATCTTTCTTTCCTCCACTCATTACATTTATTATTATTAACTTGGTATCCGCAATAATTTTGGTGTTGGCAATTATCACAGTTTTTTTCATATTTTTCAGATAACGTTTCAATTAAAGTTTCGCCAAAATCTTCTACGTCGGTTTTACTCATTTTATCCAACATACTCACATTGTCCCCCTCAACTTATTTTTTGAAGATAAATCGCTGTTTCTTCTTTAAAAACTATCCCAACAATTCTATGCTTTTTATTCTGAAACATTATTATTTTTAGATGAGTAACTGTATCAGAATAAGTTCTTCTTAACTTTTCAAGTGTAACTTTTGTTACCCCATTTTTATTATATTTCATTTCACACCTCACTTTACAATTTTAAACTTGCCTTTATCGAATAGAATCTCCGTTGAATGCCCTTCATTGCCGATTAGGGTTATTTGATTATCATAAGCGTTGTTTTGTATACCTATCTTGTCCAAACATTCCCTAAGCCGTTCTAAGTCCGTTTTAAAAAGTTTTATATTTTTAGCTTTTGATCCAACTTCGTATTCGTCGGAATATAACTTAATCATATCTTAAAACCCTAAATTTTCTAAAAACTTTAACAGCTCTTTTTGATTTTTTTCAAACTCTTTATTCATTATATAATTTATCTTTACCCATTTTTCTAATAGTTTTTCTGTTGTGCTTGGTACAACAAAACCTTTTTTGTAAGTAATTTCTATATCTTCATTATTTACTTTAAAACAAAAAGTTTTATCTTCTTCTAGCTGCATAACCTCTCCTGCACAACATACTTCTATAGCTCTTTTATAGCTTTCAGCTAATTTTTTTAAATCCATCTGTTCGTCCCCCTTTTAAAATTCTGGTATATCATCGTTGGAAAATTTGTTATAATCTTTCCATTTTTCTAAATAGTTTATTTTTTCGCCAGGAGAGTTTATGGATTTTCTGTTAACATCAAACTGAAAATAACTCCAACAGCCTATTTTTTCACCTTCTCTACTTTTCAAAACCATCATTAAAGTACTGATGTCGTTTTCTTCTATTTGTTCAGCCTCTTCTTTTAGATCGTTTTTTAAACACCAGTCTGTTATTCTCCTAAAATAATATATATTATCTACTAAGTTAGGAATATTGCTTGTACCTGCAATATCGTATTGGTTAGGTTCTGATTTGTTATGTTTTTTTGGATGAGCCACTAAATTAATTGATACATTGTAAATCTTTGATATTTCTGATAACTTATTTAAAAATTCTTTTTGCTGGTTGTATTCGTTTTCTACACCTTCAAAACTTACTTTCATTAAGTTATCTATTACAAAAAACTTCACATCATTTTTTTTAATTTGTTTTGTTATTATTCTTAATAATTCTTTGTCGGTAAAGTTTTTTCTACCTGTTATGTTTATAATATATTCATCTAACCACAAAGCCATTTTATCAGAAATATGTTTTTTTACAGTAAAAACGTCTCTTTCTCTTATGCTGCAATAACTTTTATCAAAAGAACCTTTTGATTCTTTTAACATCTGTCTACAGGTCCACTCTTTTTGCTGTCTGTCTGTAAGTTCAGGCGACCAAACACAACACTTTACATTTTGTTCTGCAACATTCAGCAAGAACTGATTTAGTATTGTACTTTTACCACTTCCAGCTTCTCCTGTGTAAATACTCACTTCTCCCAGTCTTAATCCGCCAATTGATCTATTTATGTTTAAAGATCCTGTACTGTACCTCTCGATCTCTTTTGTATTATCAATTTTAGCCATTTTGATAATATAATCATCCTCTATTGTTTGTGCGTTATCAATATAATCTTTGATTTTTCCATCTGCTAATAACACTTCATTAGCATCTTTAAATTCCAGAAAATCTACAATTTTTATTTCTGCTCGTTCTGGAAGTCTTTTAATTATTTTATGCACAGCCTCTTTTCCTGCTTTGTCTGAATCTAAAGCTAGTATAATAGTTTTGTATCTCTCTAGTTCTTCAAAATCGGTATCTATCCAACCAAGCGCACTAACTCCGCTGGGAACTGATACACAATTTTGTATTCCCTGTTCTTCAAAACTCAATTGATCTATTTCACCTTCACAAATTATCAAAGGTTTTTCTGTATCGCAAAAGTCAAGTTTCCAAAGGGTTAAACTTTTTATTTTTTTAGCACCAAACCTTTTTTCGTTTAAAGCTCTAATCTTGACGTAGTGAACATCAAAGTGCTTACGGTATATGAATGATACTTCGTTGTTCTCTGTGCTCATCACATCAAAAATATTGTGTCTGATAGTGTTTTCTGATATGCCTCGACTCTGCATAAACTCAATTACACTTGTTGAGGTCTTTTTACAATATTTACCTATTTCTATTTTTTTACTGCTAAATTTTATTTCTGGAACATCTTCTTTGAACTTTCTATACAGTTTGTCGATATGTCCGGTTTCTCTACAACTACCGCTAAAACACTGAAAGACTCCTTTTTCTGTATTAATTGAAAATTTATATTTTTCTTTTTCACAGTAAGGGCATTTTTTAACTGTTATTTCTTTCCCTTTTGCTCTGTGTTCACCTAAATGTTTTTTTACAAATTCTATTAAATGCATTTCACCACCTCTCTTTTAAAACCAAGATTCCTTCTGTTTAATTTTATAAACTTTTTTAACTTCTTTTGGTGTTGATTCTTCATCTAACCAAGTTTCGCTGTTTAAATAAGTACTTGAATTTTTACGATATTTTTTATCTGGTGTATTTTTAATATAATTCGGTAAAGTTTCAAAGATCAAATCAATGTCTTTTTTAGATAGTTTACTAAATTTACTTATACACTTTTTTCTATCTGTTTTTTTATCGTATAATTCCCAAAACTCTTCAAAACGCACATCTGTTACAATATCTATTTTAGGTTTCTTAATTTCTAAATCAATTTTTTTATCTGGTTTAATTACTTTACTTTCTTTTACTTTACTTTCTTTTACTTTACTTTGTTTTTGAATGTTTACATTTAAGGATAAAATGTTTACATTTATTCTTTCGGAGTTGTATTTTTCTATTACATCAACCATTAGATACTCTTTTATAAATTCAACTTCTTTTCTTCTTTCGGTAGCACTGATATAATTAATTTGTATTCTCTCAGAAGTTAAAATCGAATGTTTTTCATACATTTCTTTATCAAACAAACCTTTATTAATGCAATCATTTAATATTAAAATGTATATATTATGATCAATGTTGTTTTCATCTGCGAATAAAATGTTGAAATCCTCATCTAATTTCAAGTGATAACCATTTTCTCGATAAACTTCCTCCAACAATCTTAAAAACACTGCATAGCCTATTAAACCATGTTTCGCTTTTATGATTTTTATCTTTTTGTCTTGTAGCATATCTACATCATGAGAAAAATAATCTATTCCCACCTTTCCCCTTCTAGACATTTAAATCACCTTTTCATTATGTCTTGTATTTGTAAGTTGCTCCAAAGTTCTCATTTAAGCCTCCTCTAATATCTTTTTCATTCTAGTAATTTCTTGATCGTTGTTGTCTCTTATCATTCTGTACATATAAGTCGTTGAGTATCCGAGTTGTTGAGCTAACCAGTCCATTGTTTTACCTGCGAGTACCACACTAGACTTTATTTCGTTTTTAGTCATTTTGTCACCTCCGAGTTTATTGTTTTAAACTTACAACTAATAATAACACATAAGTTCACACTTGTCAACTTTATTTGCAAATAAAAAGGGATCTTTTACAATCCTTTAGTTTTATTATCTTAGTTTTTACCAACTTCATAACCTTTACATCTTTTCACAATAAAAACACTTTTATCAAAAGACCCATACATTTTTTTATTTTTGCAATAATTAGAATTAAAAGAAAATTTACAAGTATTACACAGTCCTTTGATACCAAAATAATCTTT